AAAATGGACATGTGCCCACAAAAGGTTATCATTTTGATGCCAAAGGCCATTGCTTTTGGGCAAAATATCTGTTACAATACATCAAGCAAAACAACTTGGTGACTACAGATGCGCTACCTATTGATTGATACTTCAAACATGTTTTTCCGTGCGCGGCATCAGGCACACCGTGCCGCAGACACATGGACCAAGTTGGGTTTTGCCCTGCACCTGACCATAATGAGTGCCAACAAAGTGGCCCGACAATTTGGTGCTGATCATGTGGTTTTCGCACTGGAAGGTCGAAGCTGGCGTAAAGATCACTACCGACCTTACAAAGCAAATCGTGCAGTAGCACGTGGGCAAATGAGCGAGACCGAAGCCGAAGAAGATCGCTTGTTCTGGGAGACCTATGATGAGCTGACCAAGTACTTGTCTACACGCACCAACTGTAGTGTGATCCGTTGTGCCACAGCCGAAGCAGATGATGTGATTGCACGTTGGATTGCGCTACACCCCCAAGATGAACATGTTGTGGTCAGTTCAGATTCTGACTTTGTGCAGTTGATTGCACCCAATGTAAAACTCTACAACGGCATCAACGATCACTTGTTCAGTGCTGAGGGTGTGACAGATGCAAAAGGTCGACACTTAGCATTCACTATCGAGAGCAACTCAAAGATCAAGGTTGGCAAAGCCGATGCCAATTTTGTACCTCCCCCTGATTATCAACGGTGGGTGCTGTTCATGAAGTGCATGCGTGGTGATCCAGGTGACAATGTGTTCTCGGCCTATCCTGGTGTGCGTGTGAAAGGCACCAAGAATCAAGTGGGACTGACCGAAGCATTTGAAGACCGCGATCGTCGCGGCTATGCCTGGAACAATCTCATGTTGCAACGTTGGAGTGATCATGAAAACGCTGAACACCGGGTGCTGGATGATTACGAACGCAACCGTACCTTGATTGATCTCACAGCACAGCCCGATAACATCAAGGCAGTTGTGGATGCAGCCATACGTGAACAAATCAGTCATAAGGATGTGGGCCAGGTGGGTGCGCAGTTTTTGCGATTCTGCGGCAAGTATGAGCTGACCAAACTCAGCGACCACGCTGAACAAGTGGGTCGCTGGTTGAATGAAACTTACAAAGGAGTGCTAGATGATAGAAGCCAAACCAGTAGTTGATAAAAAGTATTGGATCTTGAAAAAAGACAATCGCAAAATTGGTGCCCTGGAGGCCGAACCCGACGGTTACACCCTACGCATCTTGGACCAGGTGGGCAAGTTCAAGACCATTCCCATGGTCAGGAAAAAAATAGGTATTGAATTTGCACCAGCAGAAAAAATCACTCGACCTGCACTAGATCAGGTGCATGGCTATGACACAGGATGTCGAGCATTCAATCCCATATGGGATGTTAGACATCGACTGCCACTGTTTACCAAAGAACGCAAATCAAAATCTTGGTACGCCGCAGGTTACTATGCTGTGAAACAACATCGTGCCTGGAAGATTGTGCGCAATCCCAAGATGATTGTGCTGGAACGTTATCAATATCAAGGTCCATTTCACACCCAGGAGGCAGCACGTGACCAGTCTCTCTGACCAAAACGTGACCACGTACGATTTGCCTGCCAACACACGCACAGTAGTTGGCGATTGGGATGAGTATCTCAAATTTGTAGCCGACACATATTTCCCGGTATGCCAAGGAAAACGAGTGCTTGAAATTGGCCCATTGGGCGGAGATCATTCAAAGTTGATTGTTAAACATGCACCCAGTTACTTTGAAGTTGTTGAAGGTTGGAAAGGTGCTATTAAACAGTTGTTGAATATTCCAGGAATAAACCAAGTCACTCATAATGATATTATGCATGAGCTGTCAGATCATCCAAAACAGTTTGATGTTTGTGTTTGTTTGGGAGTGATGTATCATTTGCACAGCCCATTGTACCTATTAGAATTAATGGTCAACAAATGTCAACCTACTTGTATAATTTTAGACAGTACTCATCTCAACACCAAACTGACAACATACGCAGATGAAGATGATAATCAACCGGGAAATAGACAAACTACAAAAAGATGGAAAAGTTGCAAACTTAACATATGTGTTCCATTTCATTTGTTCAACCAATCGTTACACAGAATGGGATACCAACTTGAACTAGTGGATCTGATTGCAGTAGGACCAGGCCAAACCAAACAAGATTCATGGATGGCCATGTGGAAATTACAAAAGTAAAATTGACAAATGAAAACACGCGATGAAATTGTCACTTCAATGTGCTACACCTGGCGACATGATTATGGACTTGACAAGAGAGAACATGATGGTCCGGGTGGGTTGATCACTGCAGGGCTGACTGATGCTGAACGCAAACTGTTATGGCGTCAAATGGCACAGATCTTTGACAATGATATTGCACCGCACATGGAGTTTCGGCCATGAGCCTGCACATAAATCGTTTTGTGGACTCAATCAAGGCACACGAATCTCGTGGACAACGAGACTTTGTCATGAGCATGCGTGATGCCAAAGACCTGCATGGCGACATAACCAAACTGTTGCTGACTCTAGAGCAGTTGCATGAACAATCCACACGTGGTGCTGACGTGGTAGAAGTACAAGTCACTGGGGGCAGTTTTAAATCTGCATAGTTATTGGCATAAATAAACGCGGAGTTAGATATGTCAAGACCAAAGCCTCAAGTGTTGATCGAACACACCAACAAACAGACCTACAAGACCGAACAAGTGCTGGCCTCCGAAGGTGTGTGGGCAGTATTCTTCGATGCCAAGCCCATCAATCTCAAAACTGGTAACTTGCTCACTCAATACCCTGGGCCCAAGTACAAAAAAGTCAGCTTTTCAAATCCTGGACATGCCAAAAACCTAGCTCGCAAACTCAACACACAATTCAAAACTGACAAGTTTTCAGTGGTGTTGTTGACACAAGGGGATAAAATATATCCCGATGCCGTCTAAACTAGAACTCACAACAGAGCTGGTGCATCACTTTTCCCATGCACCCACTGTGGATCATGCCATGCGCACCTGGTGGATGAATGTTAGAGAAGGCGGTGGACTTAGACTGTCCCGGTCAGGATATCTTACTTTTTGTGAGGCACTGGAAGTCAACAGTTATGAGTATGAGCTGGATCCCAAGGTGCTGACTCCCGGCAATCTCATACTGCTGGATCGACACTTGACCTGTCCCTATTACTTGAAGCTGTCTCGCAAACACAATTGTTTAATTTTGTTTGGCAGTCGAGAAGCCATGATGGCTGCGTTGTATGGCGATATCAAAAAGTTTATCTCAAGTTTGACTTTTTAGCCAACTGCTCACAATCACGCACAAATCTCAGTTCCATCATGGTGGGGTAATCATCCAGCAAAAATTCACGTTGCTGACGTAGTCGGTCACGATAGGGCGCAAGATCTATCTTGCCCAGTATGAGATCCTGATTCAACAGCAGAGCCTGTTCTAGTCTTGTGCTGTTGGGCAACATGTCATAGGATGTATCAACCACATCGTCAAACATGTCAAATCCACGACGACGCAAACTGTTTACCAATCCTTGAGTTCCAATCACAATGGGTATTTGTTCTGCTGCCATGGCCAACAAAGTTTTTTCACAAAACAATCCAGGCACAGGATCATACAAGGTTTCTGTCACAATGTTCACAGCACAAGATCCATACACTTGGCCCAGTCTGATGAAATTTTCATCATTTTCTGTGCCTCGGTAGGTTCCATAATCCCATTGTTCAAGCGGTATTTCTGTTCCGTAACTGAGTATGCCATTGGGCCAGGTGCGCAGTACATTGGCCACACGCTGTCGATGGTCACAGGTTCTGCCATTGAGACATTGCCATCCTAGAGTTTTTGGTTCGCTGACCATGTGTTGCCATTCGCTCCAGCGAGCCACAAGCCTTGGTATTTCTCTGTAGTTGTGATTGCTGAATTCAACTAGATTGACTGGCCCAGTATAAAATTTTTCCAAGTCTGGGTGCATGTGTGTGACCAACACTTGGCAGGCATGGGCACCATACCGTTGTTCCACTTGCTCAAGTTCAATCACCAAGTTGTTGCGAAATGTCACAAAATCTTGAAAATGCAACAGTAGCAAAGTTTTAGGTCCAAATTCTATGTTGGGCAATTTCAACGGCCAGCCCAGTTTGGGGTTGTGCGGAATGTCATATGCATTCCATACTCCGTGTACATCAAAGCCTAAATTTGTCAGTGTTTGGTGAAATAATTGTGTGTAGTCCATTGTGTTATTTACTAAATAAATCATGTACTGGAATAATCCCTTGACCGAAGCACGATGGCCCTGTGATCATGATCCATTTGCGGGCCATGAGTTGCATTTGTTTTATAATCCTCGGGCCAGTTTTGACAACATCTCTACCAATCAACAACTGCAAGACCTGTGTGACTGGGCCAATCAATGGTTGCAACACGACGGAGTTGATGGGTTTGCAGCCGATACTCGCAATCATTATGACATGGCCAATCTTGTGAAACTCAACATGTGGATAGCTGACATACGAGCACAAGGCATTGTGAAACCTTGGTTGATATTAGATGAGGGAGATGGCACATATCAAGCCGGCAACGGCGACAGTAGACTGCGTTGTTTGGAATGCATACCCGAAATTCGCACAGTGCCGGCATTTGTTACTACCTGTGCTGACCGTGTGCATCTCTATAGCAATCTAGAACCCGTGACTTCATTTGATCAATTTGCTCGTTTGTGTGGTGCAGAACACAATCAACAGTTTGTGTTTAGATTTACCCAGGTCGCACGACCCTATGGCCTGTATTGGTATGAGTATGCCAGCCCACGCACAAGATCTGTCACTCCTGATCAGGATTGGTGTGTGCGTACTTTTGTGCATTACGCCAAACAACAGCAGGACCTGTCAATTACCAAACAGTGGTTTGGTCAATTGGTAGCGTGGCAAACATTTGCTGAGTGATTGACTTCCAATCCTGCATGCGATCACCGGTTGAGTCAATGTCAATTCCCAGCCAAGGCAGTGAATCATTGGCATGACCAGTGAATCCTTTCTTGGGCAACAACAACTCTTGATCAAACTTTTGCAGAAATCTTGCCCGTAGCAGTGGTTTGCCACGCCGGTATTGTGCTGGCAAGTTCAAGGCAAATGTCATCATGCGTTTGTTCATGAAAGGGTTGCGTGTTTCTTTGCCCCAGGCACCCGAAATTCGATCTTGGCCAGGTGCGTCACAGCCCACAATCTGACACCAATAGTCGGCCAACAGAGTGGCCAAGTATGCATCACCGTCATAGGCATTTAGGCACCGGCGCCATAACTCAGGATCACAGTGTTCACTGTAGGGACTGTGACTGCGAGCCTGGCTGTAGGCAATGTGATTGTATGCATCATACCCACCAAACAATTCATCAGCGGCTATGCCAGAAAACATTACACGAGCTTGGGTGTGTTGCGCCACAATCCATTTGCCCACAAAACTCCAACTTTGCACAGGCATTTGAGTTCGACGCAAAAGATCTTTAAAGGCCTGTGCCCATTGTTCAGGATCTACATTGACCACAGCAAGTTGTGTTTTTTGTTGTGCGGTTAAAAAATCTCCAATGCGATCCACTATGGGATCCTTGCCTGTCATGTTCACAGCCACAAGTTCGCTGTTGACAGACTCAGACAAGATCAAACTGGAATCAACACCACCTGAATAGCTGATGGCTGTGTCACATGTGGGTGTCATTTCACGCATAACTCTGATCCACAACGAATCAAATTCTTCCTGAACCGCGTGGCTGTTGGGATAGGTCTGAGGCTGTATCCATGACCATACACTGTCTAAGATGGTGCTTGGCGCATGGTCAACATACAGTCGTCCTGGTTCCAGGCGTTCAACGCCCTGCCAGGGCGTTTGATCATGCATGGTCCAGTGTTTGTTTAAGAATTCAACCGGGACTTTGACTGGCTTGATGTAGGTCAATATGGGTGCAATTTCCGAGCACACGATCACAATGTCATCGTCTTGATAACGATACAGATAGTGTTCGCCCTGTGGGTCCGACGCATAGGTCACACGATCCGTGTCCCAGTACACCCAAGCCCAGGGTCCTTCAAAGTATTGAAATCTGTTGCGATTGTCCCTGGCTGCATGATAAGCCAGTTCTGTGTCATTGCTGTAACAGCCATGCCAATGATGGTTGTAGATTTCTCCGTTGTAGGCAAAAAAATCCTGTCGTGATTGATTGTAAAAGTCTGCCGAGCCTGTGATGTGTAGCACAGTTTGTGCTATGAACACACGGTCAGAGTGGCGATAACGCACAAAGTCTGGACCACGACTTTGTAGCACATCCACAGCCGCAAGATGTTGTGTCAAAGGTTGAGGAACACGACTTTCTACATACAGTACGCCGCACATTATTTTATTTTTTCAATCACACTTGGCAGCCAGTTGGCAAAATCTGCTGGCCAGTTAGCCTGCATTTGTGCTAGTAATTTTTGGTTGTGTTTGGCTGCTGTTTGACAGCGTTGAGATAATTCATGCCAGGGCAAGGTTTTGAACTGATCAACTGTTTGGTTTGCGTTGTTCACAAAGTCCACCATCTTGTCCCCAAACTCTCTGGTTTGTTTTTCAAGTTGATAATCATAATCATGGTTGACCAAATCGTCCATGACATCAAATCCCAGTTGACGAAGATAGGCCACAGTGTAACGACCACAGTATACTACCCAGGGTACCGGAGTGACCAAGGCTCTAAATAATTTTTCACTGAGTGCTATCACAGTGTCACCAGAATAGGTTTCCACAATCATGTTCATCCAAACATGTGAATAAATTTCTTCCAAGGTCTTGGTGTGATTGCGATAGGGCATCAAAGGCAACAATTCATCATGAATTTTTTGATAGTGCATTTGAAAAGTATCAGGAATTGATTGCATGGTCTCAGAAAAATTCTGTTGCAGTGCCTGTTGTGAATCGTTGCCGCTGCTCCATGACCAACAGTTGAAATTGACCAAATCTCTATCAAGGTCAAGTAA